GATGCTGCTGCTGCAGTTTCTTTAGGCTGCGCCTGGTGATCCGTAGATACCACGTGGATCAGACCAGCCGAAGCTGTAACGCTCACGAGCCTTATAACGTACGTTGCCGGTGTCGAAGTCGCCTTCGAAAGCAGTACGGATTGGGGCGCGTTGGAACATCTTGAGTCCGTTGGGAGCGTCGGTCAACAAGAACCATGCCGATACGTCGGTTAGGTAATGGTTAACAACGAAGCCCTCAGGAATTAGACCCATAGACTTGATAGCGTTGATGTCGTTGTCTGCCGTAGCGGTACGGAGAGTAGACTTCATTAGACGCTCTGCTGTGAACTGGAGTTCTTTTGGAACTACCAACTTCTTAGCAATCAAGGCGATCTTCAATCCACGCTCGTCTGTGAAACCAGCGATGTCGATGATACCTTGCTCAAGTGAGGTCTCATTCAAGTCAGCAGGCACAGCTGGTGTGTTGCTGAAGTTTGGACCCAAAGCGGTTGGGTGGTTTGTTGCGCACAACTGTACGCCGTCGCCACCTTTGTAGTTGGAGTCAAATGCGTTGTTCAACACAGATGCGCCAAATACTTGCTTGGTGTGAGCCATTGAACGAGCCAAAGCCTTGGTGTAGCGGCTTGCCAAACGGTCGTAGAGGTTGTCCTCGATTGCCTCTTCGGTAATCGAGAATGCCAATGCAATAGTCTGGTGGGTGTAGCGAGCGGTAAACGACTCTTGTGCAGTGTCGTAGTTAACGCCAGCACCTTCAGCCTTAACTGGGGCTTGACCGAAGCCAACTAACATGACTTCTTCTTCGAAAGCACGCTCAGAATCTTCGATTTCGAAAATCTCTTCGTGCTCGTTCTCATAGCGCTTGTACTCGAGACCGAATAAAGCGTTGAGACCTGGTTCTAGTTCTTTAACTAGTTGTGAACGAGTAATAGCCATGATTAACTAACTCCTGCTGTTGGACCACGATACAGATGCTCGTTGATGATAACGATCAAGTCTGCATACGCAGCGGTTAAGTCACTGTTGCTGGGATCAGTAGTTACACCGACAACCTTAACGTTCAGCGCAGAAGCTGCTGCCAAAGAACCAGTGTTAAGTTCTAATCCAGAAACGCCAGTAGTGGTGTTTCCTGCAACGGTTTGTACCAAGTCAGCGTTTTGGCCGATAGCGGTTACGCCGGCGACGCCAGAAGCTTGAACGAGGAACTGAGCATTAGGATCATCCACAACGAAAGCTACGATATCGTCAGCAGCAATGCCGCCTGGATAGTAGTTACGCCATACAGGCTTTTTGCTTGTAGGATCGGTGTAGTTACATCCAATGAAAACACCAAGGATGTTTGCTGCACCAGGGGTGTGCTTAACGATGAAACCGGTAGACACGCCACCAGAAACACCGAAAGTTACGGTATCGCCCTGAAAGATTGCTGTAGCAGTACCCGAAGCGATTTTGTACTGAGTATCTCCATCGCTGTTGTAGTTACTGCCTAGCTTTGCTAGGGGGCGAAGACCAAAGGCTTTATTGACGTTTGCCATTTGTTTTCTCCAAAATTATTACGAATTAGCCCTCGCTGCTCGCGGATGGGCCACCAAAAGAAACGCGAGTATTACGCTCGGGTTTCTGGAAACGCATAGCCGAATGTGCGTTCTCCTTCATCATATTGTTGTCGACCGCTTCAATCTGGTCCCTAGAACGCTGTCTATAGTAAGCATTACGCTCTTCAATAGTTTCTACAGGAATCTTGGCTAACAATAAGCCACCAACTCCTACAACGCCCTTGTTCCGGCCTTCTTCGACAGCAGGCATGGTCGCTTGATACTCTTCTGGAAGCTCTTCTTGGCGAACCAATTCATAGCCTTCACGGAGTTTCGTGTACACATTTTGCTTGTCTTCAAAGCCCTGAATCTCAGAGCGAATCCAGCGATACTTAAAGCCCTCAGGGGCAGGAGGAGCATCCAATCTCGAAGGAGGCGCCCATGGCTTACGACGCGCAGACTTTTCTCTAGTTTCACTAGCACGGGTGCTGCGTTCAAATTTAACTTTATCGTTCATGGCATTATTCCTTTACGTATTTGGCATATTCCTCAATGGGAACACCAAGTTTTTTAGCGATAGCGACTTGACTCGGGGAGAGTTTTACGCTGCGGCGTGCACTATTAACTCCGGATGACCGGGTTGCAGGAGCTACGGCTTGCACGTTCTGCCGTGGCTGCCTGGACTGTTGGGCGGCAAATTTTTGTGGGAACTGAGCCCG